CCCCCCCCCCCCCCCCCCCCACGACCCGCGCCCCCGCCGCCGGTCGTGGACGTGGAAGAGGGCGCGCGCGTGGGCGTGGCGCAGGTACCGTCGAAGCGACTGCCGCACCAGTCCCTAGCAAGGACGCGCGTGGCGCTAACGGCACGAGCGACCCCGTAGTCTTCCCGCAGAGGCGCCCGCGTGCCGCACCTCCCCCTGGCCCGACTTCCTCGCAGACACGCGAGGAAACCACGGCTGCCGTGGCGAATGCGCTTTCTGCTGGGGTGACGGCGCTGGCGACGGCAGCGTCGAAAATCACCTCCGAGAAAGCCTCGCCTGCTGATGCGCCCCCAGTCACAGCGATTGCCATCGCCGCCGCTTCACCGCCGTATCGCACGCAGTTGCTCAAGATCGCGGAGCGCTCAGCTCCTGCGAACACTATTGGCGACTACGGCGTGTGGAACGAAGCAAAGCGCTCGCGCGTGACTTGGGTGAGCACTGCTCGCACCCAGGATTTCGCCGCGCTAGCCATTCGCGACCGCGTCGTGTGCAATCTCACTGGCGCGTGCGTCGCGGCTGTGCCGTACTGCCCCGCACCGAAGACCTGTGCCCATCAGCTTGCGCCTCTCTTCGTCACGTTGCACGATGTCGACCAGTTGCGAGTTGTCGAGGCTCGTATCACCCCGGGGGACGTCGTGACAGTGTTCTCGTATGCCGTGAACATGGGAGCGAGTGGTGAAATCACGGTCAAAGAAGCCAACCCAAAGACGTTGAGTTGGCGTCGACGCGATGATCTCATCTCGGTGGAGTACGCCGGGCAGCGCGTCGTGTTGCGACACAATCTCAAACCGTGGCGCGGTAGTAACGTCGGCCTTCTTTATGCTGGCACGACTGAGCACCTCGCATGGCGTGAGACAACGTACGTTGCTGTCCGCCCCGAGCTCTGGACTGAACCCCCCGCCGAGATCGCTTGGGAGGATCCCGAGCGTGGAGGTGGTGAGTTCGCAGACGCAATCAGCGTGCAAGTCACCCGACACCAAGAAGACCTCGCGAAGGGCGATCTTAAGACTGTGAGTGATGCTGCGACGATCACGATCGCACGCGCCGTGGGAGGACGTAAGTACTTCCAAGTGCGCGAGAAAATCGTTGACTTCATCGCGCACTACCAGTCCGTCGACTACGCTTACCGCCGGTCAATCTGGGGCACACGGTCACTGTACGGCAAAGTGCGGTTCCTTTCGGACATCCACCCGTGGCTGCCAGATGCGTTGAGGACGGCTGCTGCCTTATCGCTGCTTGGGTCGATGTACGTCGCGCGGAGACCAATCAAGTGCCTCATCGTCAGCACATCATCCGCTGTGTTTGCGCGCGTTGTGCGCGCATCTATGCACGTACTTCGGATGGTGCAGCGACGCAAGCTCTCGTTGGTCCTCGATGAAGCACGGCGAATCATTCCCAGCTCGTGGCCCACACTCACTTTTGGTGTGTCGGAGATGACGGTGACGCAAGCCAGCACTTCTTGACTTGGACCCGGCGATGAAAGCAATCTCGGCGCTCAAATTGACCTTGGTTTCGTACCTAGCTTCCCCGCCGACGTCGGACAGGAGTGCCCCTCAGGCAATGGCGCGATCGCAGTCGGCCCGATCATACACCCATGTTTCGTTCTTTCGAAATGACCTTGCAACGCTCACAATGGTTTGTGTAATCGCCACGGCGTCTCTCAGCCACGAACGGTGCGCAATTTCAATGCGTGCCGACCATGGCTTGAAGAGATGATGCGCAGCATCTACCCCGAGTACTGGGCGCACCCTATGCACAACCGGGAAGCGTGGCTCGCGAAGTGGCCGGCCGCCAAGCGTGCGGCCCTCCTTCGGAGTATCGAGGAATGTGAAAAACTTGTCCCTGGGAAATGCCAAGCCGACGTCAAGCGTGAGTGTCTCAGCAGCGATCCGAGCAAAGCCCGCCTCATCCAGTACTACTACAACTTGCGAACGCAAGCCGAATTCGGAGGTCAATTCTACGCGCTCCAGAAGGTCATGACGTCGAAACTCCGTGGTTATACCATGGGTACGACTGATATAACTTTTGGTAGCGGCTTGAATGCCACTGAAATCGCGTTATGGATGGATGAGGTGGCGGCGCGCGGCGCCAAGTACTACTACGAGCGCGACGGTAAATGCTGGGACGCGACCATGTCCCGCATTCACTCCGACCTTCGCATTTCTGTATATGCGATGGTCGACCCCGCGCTCGCAGCCTTCGCGCAAGCGTGTGTTGATGTAAAAGTCATCCACAAACATTACAAAACCCGCCGTCCTGTGCTATCTTGGGAGGTGATTGGCACAGTCAAGTCGGGACATAGCGACACCACACTTGGGAATTCCCTTGTTAACGCTATGATTACTGTTTGTGTTTTCAACTCGCTTAACATCCGCGCGTCAATCATAGTTGCCGGCGACGACTTGCTCGTTGCCGCGTACGACGACTTTGACATTGACGAAGTGATGAAACGTGAGAAAGAGTATGGTATCAAACCTGAGGCTCGCAAGTTAGCGAGCCCTGACGACACCTCTTTCATATCGGGCATTTTTGTACCCTTAGCAGGCAAACACGCGTTCATTCCGAAACCTGGACGCTTGTTAGCTAAGCTTTGGTGGACTGTTAAACCCCCGCCCCGACGGCTTCTGCCAGCGTATCGGCGCGGCGTAGCTCTCGGGTTGTGGCCCAGTTGCAAACATGTGCCGATCGTTAGAGCTTTCCTCTCGCCATACGTCGACCTCCCTGTCAATCCGATTTACAATTCTCGTGGTTACAAATTCCACGGGTGTGAAGTGGCAGGGCACCCCGATCTTGAACGCTGGTTCCTGAAACGGTACAATACCACGACTTCTGAAGTCGCGCGAGCTGAAAAGCTCATCCTAGAGCAATACGGTGAAGTGTGTCTCATCACACACCCGTTACTCGAGGAGATGTGTCG